GGAGAAGCTCGACACCCTTTTAGAGGCTGATCCGACCCTCCAGAGCCTTCTGGACTGGACCGACGAGGCGAAGGAACGGCACGACGGGGACCGATCGGACGCCGAGTTCGGGCTTGTGGGGAAGCTCACCATCGCCGGATTCACTGACCCCCAAATCAACTGGATCATGGCCTACATCTCGAAGATCGGGAAGTGGGTCGAGGAGGGAGAGCACTATCAGAGGCTCACCCTCCGGAAGATCCGGGCGAAGGATGCTGAGGAGGCCGCCGAGGACGAAGGAGAGGGTGAAGGGGCCGCCGACCCGGAACGGCTGAGGTTCAAGGACCTTATGAAGACCGTCACCGACGAGGAGACCGGGAAGAAGAGACGGCAAAGAAGCGTAACGGCGGCGGCAACCTCGATCATATCGAAGTATAAGATCATATCGACCCCAGACGGGCTGATATGGGTCTACGACGTCCAGGAGGGGATCTGGAAGCCGAACGGGAAGAACCTTATCGCCGCCGATCTTGATCACGCCGGGAACGACGTCGTTAATATCACGTTCACCCGCGAGGTTACGCAAAAGGTCTTCCTCCGGACACTGGACGAGACGGAAGGCGAGATATTCAACGTCTACCCCGACTTATTCCCCGTCGAGAACGGTGTCGTCGATATGAGGAAGGGGGTCTTCATGGAGCACGACCCTAAGTTTATGCTCACCTGGAAGGCTCCGGTCCGGTATGACAAGAGAGCTAAATCCCCTGTTATCGATCAGTTCATGGAAGACGTCTTCGATGAGACGGGCCGCAAAACGTTCATGAGCATTTTGGCCGCGAAAACGACCCGTCACGTATTCGAGTTCTTCTCGCCCTGGATCGGACACGGATCAAACGGTAAGAACCGTTGCATTGACCTTATCAGAGCGTTCTGGGGCGACTCCCGGATATCTGAGGTCGAGATAACGGGTCTATCGAAGAATAGATTCGACCTGGTCCAGCTGAAAGACAAGGACTTTGTCATCAACTCGGAGATCTCCGGCAAAAAGGCGGAGACAGATTGGATCAAGAGACTGACCGGGAACACGGTCGTAACCGCCGACAGAAAGAACCTCGCACCAGTCCAGTTCAGGCCCCACTGCTTTTATGTCGCCGACTGCAACAAGCCCCCCCGATTCGATGATACCTCGTATGGATTCGAGCGGAGGATCGCCCCAATTTCATTCAACACCAAGTTTGTGGACGACCCTGACCCCCGAAACCCCCGTGAGCGAAAGAGAGACCCTCACATAACCCAGAAGATCACCAAACCGGAGGAGCTCTCCGGACTGCTTAACCGCCTGATCGAGATCGCCCCCGAAGTTATCGAGACCATGACGATCTACAGGGGGGCAACAGGAGAGAAGATAGTCGCCGACTACGATATGAAAGCACAGTCGGCGGAGTACTTCTGGGATCTATTCATGATCGGGGATTACGGGAAGATCCTATCTACCTCCGGAGCTCACACGAAGTATAAAGAGTTCTGCGATCTGGTGGGGGCGCTGCCTGTCCATATCCGCGATTTCAACGCCGTGGGGATAAGTCAGAGATTCGAAAAGACGCGCTTCAAGACACCAGACGGAGAGAATCTCCGGGTATGGAATAACACCAGCTTTGACGAGGAGGCCTGGGGAGAGTTCATACTCAGTAGAAAGAAGAACCAGGTACAGGACCGGCTGGAACCAGATAGGACCAGGTCAAAATCAACAACAGGACCAGATGGACCAGATAAACCCCCTTGTTCTAAAGAAAAGATGGATAACAATAATACCCCCCAGAATGTGGGTAATGTTGTGGGGGATGGAGTTGACCCGGTTCATCTGGTCCATGTGGTCCCGCTATCGATTCCGACCCGGTCCAATGTGGTCCCATCTGGTTCAAAGGACCAGGTCCGATCCGGTGAGAAAGCGAAGGACGACGGGGTCTTCGGGAAGAGTCGAGCGTATTATCTTCAAGTCGGTGGAGGTCAGATCCCCACCATCAAGCAGCTGATGGACGACATCCCCAGCGAGTGGACAGCGGATAAAGCAAAAATGGCCATCCACCTCCTGGAGGAGAAGGGCGAGTCGAGGGGGTTCAACGCTCCACTGGATTGAGTACAAAGAGGACAATCTACAAAACCCTTTTATATAATGATTGTCCTTTTAGTACATGATGGCAAAAGGTGGTCCCGTCGGTGAAGATGAAGAGAAGGCGATCCTCGAAGCTCTGAAGGCGGGCCGATCCGTCCGAGACGTAGCCGACGAATTCGACAGAGCGACAGGGACCATATCTAACATAGCCGCACGAAATGAACTCGATTTGGGTGAACGTTCAGCAACGAAAAAGGCGGCTCTTATCAAGTCCTGTTACGCCGCCGAGGACAGGATCAAGCTGATAGGCGAGGCCCTGAACAAAGGCAGGGAGCTTCTGAAGAGCTGCGATAGTCCCCGCGATTTTCAATATCTGATGACCGGCTTTGCGATCGGCATCGATAAGCGGCGGCTGGAAGAGGCGACCGACCCATCGGCCCGGGGCGGGGAGATCCGGATCCTCTTCGAGAGGATGGGCGAGGAGGTGGAGGCTTGAGCTTCCAAGTCCCTGTGGGGAAGCAGAGGGACTTCTGTCTCGGCTCCGATGCGAGGGTCAATATCGCCCACGGGGCGGTGAGGTCTGCGAAGACCGTCGGGGCCAACGTCCGATGGCTCCGGGCCGTCCTGGAGGCGCCGGCGGGTGTCAACCTCCTCATGACGGGGAAGACCCTCACCTCCCTGGAGCGCAACGTCCTTCTCCCCATCTCCAGGCTTGTGGGGGCGGGCGACTTCGAATACCGGCGGTCCCTGAAGGTCGCCACCATCTACGGGCGGCATATCCTTTGCGAAGGGGCCAACGACGAGAGCGCCTATACCAAGATCGCCGGCCTCACCCTCGGCGGCGCCTACGTTGACGAGGGGAGCCTCTCCCCGGAGAGCTTCCTTAACATGCTGGTGAGCCGCCTCTCCGAGCCCGGAGCTCAACTCTTCCTCACCACGAACCCCGGCCCCCCCGCTCACTACCTCAAGAAGCGATGGATCGATCGAGAGGAGGAGCTGGACCTCAAAAGCTGGCATTTCACGCTCGAAGATAACCCCTGGCTGGATCCCGTTTACGTCGCCGAGCTCAAGCGCCAGTTTGGCCCCCCGTCCAGCCTCTTCTATCAGAGGTACGTTCTCGGTCTGTGGGTGATGGCCGAGGGGGCGGTCTATCGCAACTTCGACCGGGACCTTCACGTCGTCCCCTCCCTCCCCGACGAGAGGATGGAGGAGATGAGGGTCGCCGTCGATCCTGGGGCAACCCATCCGAGCGCGTTTTTGAAAGCTGTTAGGATCGGCGAGACGTGGTACGTCTTCGGCGAGTATCGGAAGGCCGACAAGTCCCCGGCTGAGGTATCGAAGGACCTTAAGAGGTTCCTCGACGGGATGCACCCCTCATCGATCGACGTCGACCCGGCGGCGAAGGCTCACCGGCTCCAGTTCATCGGCGACGGTATCGAGGGGGTCCAGCAGGCCGATAACGACGTCCTCAACGGTATCCAGCGGGTCATCTCGGCGTTTAATCAAGGATGGCTCAAGCTTGTGGGGCCGGCTACTCCCATGCTCCAGGAGGAGCTGGAGGGTTACAGATGGGACCCGAAGGCGACGGAACGGGGCGAGGACGCCCCCATTAAAGAGGGCGACGACCTCGTCGACGCCCTTCGATACCTGGTTAATAGGATCAGCAAGAGCCGCCGGCTTACTCCTCCGACGGCGAGACGAGAGAGGGGGAGGATCAGATCATGACTTCGACCGTACATACTGACTTAAGCTTCCTCGGACCGGGGCGAAAATGGCCCCCAACAGAGGATAAAGCGCGGCTGGACCGATACGCAATTAACCGCCTCCTCCTGGAAGGAGACCACGATCTCATCTTCACCAGCCTGAATGAGGACGACGCCCCCCGGATCGTCAAGATGAGGGTCAACTGGTTCAAGCGGATCATGACCCTCTTCTCCGACCTGGCTGTGGGGAACCCTCCGGCGATCAGAGCCGACGAGCCGCAACAGCCCAACCTCGACCGGGTCGTTGAGGGTAACTCCCTCTCCCTCACGGCCTACGACCTCTTCTCCGACCTCATAGCCTTCGGCGACGGGGTCCTCAAGGTCCGATGGAACGGGGGCCGGGGTGTCATCTCCAGGATCGACCCTCGGCTCTGGTTCCCGGTCGTCGACCCCGACGACGTCGGGACCTTTGCGGCTCACGTCCTGGCCTGGGAGATCGTCGAGGGCGACGAGAAGTACGTCAAGGCCGAGATCCACCTCGCCGGAAGGATAGAGCACCGTCTCCTCAAGCTCAACGCCGCCGGCGACGAGATCCTCGGAGCCGTCCCTCTCGCCACGATCGAGAGGTACTCGACCCTGAAGGACTCGGAGGAGACGGGCGTCCCCGGCTTCCTGGTGGTCCCCTTTTCCAACCTGAAGAGCGGCGACGGCGTCTTCGGGCTGGACGACTTCAAGGGCATAACTGACCTTGTGGAGGAGGTCGAGCGGCGGCTGATCAAGATCTCCGGGACCCTGGACGTCTTCTCTGACCCCTGGATGGCGGGACCCCCGGGACTGAGGATCAAGGACCCTGTGACGGGCGAGGTAGTTTGGGCTTCCGACGAGAAGTACATCGCCCTTAACGAAGGCGAGTCCCCGCCCTCAATCCTCACGTGGGATGCTCAGATGGGGGCGACGTTCTCCCACATCGAGGAGGTCCTCGGCCAACTGTACGTGATGGCCGAGCTGTCGCCGGCGGCCTTCGGCGAGACGAAGTCCGGGCTCGCCGAGTCGGGATCCGCCCTCAAGAGGCTGATGCTCCCCACCCTGGCGAAGGTCAACCGGCTCCGGCTCCGGATCAAACCGGGGCTTCTCACCGTCCTGGTGACGACCGCCGAGCTCGAAAAGGCTTCCAGGATGCCGGGGGCGACGTCCCTCGACAACCTCACTATCGAATGGAGGGAGAACCTCCCCACCGACCCCCTGGAGGCGGCGAAGGTGGAGGCGACAAGACGGGGAGCGAGAGCCACCTCGACGTGGGGGTCCCTATCCAGGCTCGACCCCGACGCCACCGAGAAGGACCTCGAAGCCGAGGAGGCGAGGATCAAGGAGGAGGAGGCCGTCCTCCCTCCCTAATTTATCACAAAAAGGACAAACCTTTAAATACTATACCAGTGAATATAGACAATAAGGCAAACGAAGGCCGCAAACTTCGGAGATTCGAAAATGTCCAGTGATGATGAAAAGAAGTTCACGCAGGCAGACGTGGACCGGATAGTCCAGGAACGGATAGCCCGTGAGAAGGCGAAATACGCCGACTATGACGAGATCAAGGCCGAAAATGAGGACCTGAAGGCCAAGATCGCCGAGAACGAATCCGCCACCCTGGAAAATCTAAAGCAGAAGGTCGTCACCGACCTCAAGCTCCCCCCCTCCCTGGCGGGACGACTCCAGGGCGCGACGGAGGAGGAGCTGAAGGCAGACGGCGCCAAGCTGCTGAAAGAACTCGGTCCCCGCGAGCCTGTGGGTGGTGGGGGGCAACCTCCGGGCGACGTGAAGAAACCGTTAACCCGTGAGGCTGTCAAGAAGATGACCCCCGACCAAATCATCGCAAACATGGACCAGATCAAGGCCCAAATGAAAGAGGGCTCACTGAGGTAAGATAGATGGCAATAACGAATTTCATAGGCGAGGTTTGGGCGGCCCAAATCCTCCAGGCTCTCCAGAAGGCCCTGGTTTACGGACAGGCCGGAGTGATCAACCGGGACTACGAAGGCGACATCAAGGGGAAGGGCGACACGGTGAGGATCACCGCCCACGGCCCGATAACGATCGACAACTACGACAAGAGCACCGGCCTCTCCGATCCTGAGGAGCTGGACGACGCCTCCACCACCCTGGAGATCACTCAGGCCAAATCCTTCAACTTCCGGATCGAGGACGTCGACAAGGCGCAGATGAACGTGAAGCTGATGGAGAGCGCCACCAGAGACGCGGCCTATCGGCTCGCCGA